GTTGGTGCTGGAGAAAACGCAGGCGGCGCTGCAGGTTCTGGTGGTGGCGGTGCTGGTGGCGGTAATAGCCCATCAACTGCGGCTGGAGCAGGAACTGCAAACAGGGGTGGTGGTGGCGGTGGAAACCGTGATAATGCTGGTGGTGGCGGTGCTGGCGGAAGTGGTGTTGTTATTCTAAGTTTAGACAAAGAAGCAGCATCTACAACTGGCTCACCAACGGCAACTCAATCTGGTGGTAGATACATCTACCAGTTCAATGGTAATGGAAGCCTAACGGTTTAAGGAGAAAACAATGGCTCATTTTGCAGAAATTAATCAAGACAATATTGTAGTTGCTGTTTACTCTGTTGCTAATGATGTTTTACTAGACAATGGTGTTGAATCCGAACAAAAAGGTATTGAATTTTTAAGAAACCTTTATAACAATCCAACTGGAAGATACTTACAAACTTCATACAATGGAAATATGAGAAAGTATTTTGCTGGAATTGGATTCAAGTATGACGTAATTAGAGATATATTTATTCCTATTAAGCCATACCCATCTTGGATATGGGATGAAGATTCACTTGCTTGGAAGACACCAATACCTAAACCACCAGCAAAAGATGGTTATGGTTATATTTGGGATGAATTAATCCTTAATTGGTATGAGTACAAAAAACTGTAAATAAAATAATCTAGTTATACTACACCTGAGCATGTGTTTAAACTGCTTACTCAATTAAACATAAGGGGACTATATGATTAAAAAGAATGAAACAGTAGCAATTGGTTGGTGTGATAACGGCGTAACTGATGGCAAGTTTACTGAAGGATTACTTTCGGTAGTGCTTACTAGTGTTGGACTTGGTATGCCTATATCTAAATCTATTAGAGTTCAAGGCAATCAAATTGCTAGGCAAAGGCAAGCATTACTAGACCACTGGTATGACAATGCTGAGACAGATTGGCTACTGTGGGTAGATTCTGATGTAGTAATTAATCCTGATATATGGAAACTACTACACGATACAGCAGATAGTAAGACTCATCCTATGGTGAGTGGTATTTATTTTATTTCTAAGACTACAAATGGTAGTTTGCCAGTGCCTATGCCAGTTATCTTTGATGATATTGATGAGTATACAGTTAAGTATCATCATCCTTTGCCAGTAAATGAAGTCCTTAAAATTGATATGGCTGGTATGGGATTAGTTGTTATGCACCGTAGTGTAGTAACTAAACTACGTGAGAAGTATGGCACTGACATTTCATTCTTTGCTGAGAATGACCAGAAGAATGACAAGTTTGTTGGTGAAGACATATCATTCTTCCGCAAATGCAAAGCCATTGAGATACCTTTATATGCACACACTGGCGCTATTGCTAAGCACATGAAAACTACTACGTGGGACTATGACTATTACTCATTGTATTGGTCAATGCAGTTGCTGAAAGAACAAGTGAAAGACAAACAAGCACAAGGAGAATAAGTGGCTAATCGTGATATTACTGAAGGTCGTTCCAGTAGAGCGATTGCGGTTGATATTGGTATTGTTGCGTCAAATGCTATCTGGCAAAATACTGATATTGCTTATGATGTAGCCCTAAATGGTGTCCCATTTATCTACGCTATCAATGATAACCGTCCATACATCCGTCAAACAGCACCCTTTAAGAAGGAACAGTTTGATAGCCAGCAAGAACCAGGTGAGCAGTCACTTACTGGTTGGTGGATTCGCAGCCAATCTTCTTTCCATAAAGGCACTGGCATTAAATTTTATGACCCAACATCTGGCGAAATTGTTCTTAACCGTTTTGCAGATAGCAAGGGCGTAGATGTATTTACCAAAGGACAGGTAACTTTACTTAATGAATCTACAGCAGGACATATAACTACAGCACCAATCCATTCTACTGGTCGTGCTTATCAACAGATTCGTTCTATACGTTGGAACAATACTGATGGTGTACTACTACACGATGGTTATGATGTAGATAAGATTGATACTGCTGGTGTTGAAACCCACTTCATTGATTACAATGCTGGAACAGATGACAAGGTATATGGAATTTGTGATGATGGTAGCAATGCTTACTGGGTAACTAACGTTACTTCTGGTGGTTCTACTAAACTAACTGTATACAAAAAAGCATTAACTGCTGATTCATCTACTGCTGGCACAAAAATGTTTGATGTTACTGGCACTACTGTAAGCAATGTTGTAATGGATTTTGCCAAAGAAAGAATTATTGCCTGCTTTAATAACTCTGTATATGAGTTCACAAGTTCAGCAACTACATTGCCAACTGCTTTATACACACACCCAACATCTAGTTATACATTTACTGGAATAACAGCATCTGGACCAGCAATATATATCTCTGGATTTAATGGTATCCAATCATCTATATTTAAATTTACTTTATCAACTGCTGGTGCTTTGCCCACTTTAACCTCTGCTGTGGTGGCTGCCGAAATGCCAGTAGGAGAAATTATTCATAGCATTAAATACTATGGTGGCTACATGGTTATTGGCACAAGCAAGGGTGTCCGTGTTGCTGATGTGTCAGACCAAGATGGTTCTATTAAGTATGGTCCACTAATTATTGAAACAACTCAACCAGTATATGGCTTTACATTTAGAGATAGATTTGTATGGTGTGCTACATCTGTAGGTGGAGAACCTGGTCTTACTCGCATTGACCTTGGGGCTGAGTTGGAAAACCTACGGTTTGCCTATGCTAATGATTTATATTATCCAGGTCCTACAGGTCATGTAACTACTGGTGTTGCATTTCTTGGCAATACAGATACTTTGGCTTACTGCACAGCAGCAAAGGATGAGATTGCTGTATCAAATAAAGAACGGACAACTACAACTGCTACGCTTACAACATCTACTGCTCACGGTTTAACCGCTGGAGATGTAGTGTTTATTGCTGGAGTAGATGCTGCTCTTAATGGACAACAAACAATTGTAACAACACCAACTACTACAACATTTACATTTACTACTGCAACATCTGGAACTATTGCATCTGCTGCAGTATCTCCTACTGGAACAGTGGCTATTGCTGGATACACATATGTAGAGGGCACAAATCTTATTTCATCTGGTTATGTTAAAACAGGTAACATTCGCTATGGAACCCTTGAACCAAAAAACTTTAAACGTTTAATTGGTCGTGGTGACTTTACTTATGGTTACTTAGCATTACAAACAGTAGATGCTAGTGGTGTTGAGACTGAAATTATTACTTACGATGCCGATGTAGAATCAATTGAAGTAACTACATCTACCCCACAAACCTCGCAAGAATATCTTGCTTATAAATTTACATTGGCTAGAGATATAACTGATGCTACTAAGGGTCCAACATTTAAGGGCTATCAAGCAAAGGCAACTATTGCTACTCCACGTCAGCGCATGGTGCGCTTTCCTGTCTATTGCTTTGATGTTGAGACAGATAGATATAATTCTATGTATGGTTTTGAGGGCAGAGCCTTTCAAAAAATCCAGACATTAGAAGACTTAGAACAAAATGGTGACGTAGTTACCTGGCAAGACTTAACTACTGGCGAATCTAGGCAGGCAGTTATTGAACAAATTACATTCACACGTATGACTCCGCCTGACAAAAGGTTTGATGGCTTTGGAGGAGTACTCGAGATAACTATTAGGACAGTATAAAATGACACCTACTGATTGGGCTGGATTAGCCGTAGCCGTAACCACACTTGTTGGAGCACTGGCAGGAGCAACTAGATGGATGGTTAAACATTATCTTAATGAACTTAAACCGAATGGTGGCTCAAGTTTAAAAGATAAAGTCAATCAATTGGACGACAAGGTTGAATTCTTAACAGAGTTAATGTTACAAGTATTAAAAAAATAGGAGCATCATGAGTCAAGTAGATGATTTTCTGGCAGTAGCAAAGGCTGAGATAGGAACCGTTGAAGGTCCTAAAGATAATGAAACAAAGTATGGTGCTTTTACTAAAGCAAACTTTCAACCATGGTGTGGAAGTTTTTGTATGTGGGTAGCAGCACAGGTAAAACTAAAGATTCCTAATGTGGTATCTACAACCATTGGAGCAGAGAAGTTCAAAGGTCTTGGTGCTTGGTCTAATGCAGCAACTGCTAAGCCTAAGCCTGGTGACTTAGCCTTCTTTGATTTTGCTGAAGGTGGTAATCCAGTAGACCATGTTGGAATTGTTGTTAAAGATAATGGTGACGGAACAGTTACCACTATTGAAGGCAATACATCTGGTGATAAAAAGAAATCTGCCAGTGAAAGAAATGGTGGAGAAGTAGCACAGAAGATTCGTGCATACCGTTTGGATAATAAAAGAAAACTAAAGCCGTTTATCGCTGGCTTTGGTACACCGAAATGGAGTAAGTAATGAAAGACCTAATTAATAAACTAAAAGACCCAAAGTTTAAGGCAGTACTTAAGTCTTATCTTCGTGCAGTTCTTGCATCTGCTATCACAATGGGCATTGCCCTTGCTGCTGATATGGCACCACAGTATGCAATTCTAATCGGTTCAATTGCAGCACCTGCTGCCAAATGGGCTGATAAGGCTGAAAAAGATTTTGGTTTAGGCTCTAACTAAACCCTATTTAAACGGGCTACAAGCCCCATAGAACATAGAAAACCCCCGTCCTGGTCTTCCCCTAACCAGAGCGGGGGCTTTTCTGCTTTATAGGAGGCTACCTATAAACCTTTTAACCCTTCAAGTATATCATCAATCCTTATCAAGTAGCCCTTACTTGGGTTAGGTTGGATGTTACAAGTAATAGCCCTACCACGTAGTGCAACTACTTTCTTTAGGGTTTCAGTAGGTACTAATAATGTACCACTTTCTATAACAAATGCCCAGTACTCAGCCTTTGTTGAGGATAGACCAGATGCATACCATTCATGATTGTTATGAGACCAACACACAGTCTCTACATATAGGTTGCCAGTATCTTTCCATTTTAAATCTGTCTTTACTTCTATTGTTTTACCGCCAGTAAGTAAGTCGCTTACTAGTTGCTCACCTTCATGACCAACCGCAAGGTCTAAATCAAAATCAGATAATTTACTCATCAGCCTACATCATAAACTGATAATGGAACTACTGCTTTAGGTTTTATATTGTGCAACTTTCTATATCCTTCTCTCTGATTTTCAGTAGTTGCTGCCCAGTAACCACTGACAGCATACTTGATTGAGTAATCAAAGCATTGCTGTATTACAGGACAATTGTTGCATATTCTTTTTAACATTGGCAAATTGTCATAACTACCTTCTGTAAAGAAAAACTCTGTATCAATACCTTCACACGCTGGTCTTCCTTCCCACTTCGGATAGTCGTTCATTTAACCTCCAGTCGAATAGAAACCTGAACCTTTAAACTTTACTGCTGGAGCAGACCATATACGAACCATAACTGCAGCGCAAGTGGGGCAAGGCGGTGCAATGTTTTCGTTTATCTCAATTATTGTTTTGCATGCATTACATTTAAAATCATATGATGGCATAGTTAATCACAATCTGGTTCAACATCGTTTGGATATGGAAGAGTTACCATTGAACCACAGTTAGCACACTCTCCGTCTAGGAAGTAAAAGTTTATTTCTTTGTATTCATCAAAGGCTATAAGGGCTATAAAGACTTCGCAACCACAGACACAGGTAGTGCCTAGTGTTTGACCACGTAGGTCCATTGCCTTTGAGTAATCAGTAGGGTGTAGCAATTCCCTAATATGTTTACTCTCCTGATTCATCTTCGTCTTTCTTTTTAGGTAAGACATCTTCATCTGATTCAGGACGCCATCCGCCTAGATTTCTAATCAAAGATGTAACTGCACGCTGAACTTTCATTCGTGCACCATCTGCTGTTGTATCTAGTTCCTTTGCTACGTCACTCCACTCGCCTAATTCCGTTGTAAATCTGGCTTGTAAAATTTTTTGCTTTGCCTCTGATAGTTTGTAATAGGCTGCTGCAATATCTGACCTTAAGACTAGCCAGTTGTTTCCATCTGATACCTCTGACCTGCTTACTGTTTGAGCAAGGTCTTTAATCTTGGTAGGGATTTCATATGATTCGGAAATAACTGATGGCAAAAATGCTTCTATGACAGCACTGTTGTAATAATAAATATCAACATATTCGTAGCCACTAGTTTTGGCTTTTTCTTTTTCGCAATACTTTAATGCAGCATTACGTAAAGATTTTGCAATTAACTTTTCTTTATCCTTTGGTTCAAGGGTAGACCATTCTTTAAACTTAACTGGGTGTGTAACAAACCATAGCCACAATGTCTGGGCTATGTCTACCCGTTCAACCATTGGATATTTCCTGTTGTACTCACTTGCTAAGGCAGCAACAAGCGACTCGTATTCTTCCGTATATGAGTCGTTCATTAAAAAAATACCTAGCCCTTGCCTGATTCAATGCCTGCCCATTGACCTCTTTGTACCATAAGTCCGATTATGGCATAGTTTGCTAGGTCAACCAGTGTATCTTCTATTGTTTCGTAGTTTGGCGTGTCGCCATTATCAACCAAGTGATTAAGTCTGGCTAACTTGTCATGCATTCTAACTCTTAGCCCATTTAATGCACCGCCTGGAGCATGGGCTATGTTTAACGGACCGTAGTCCTGATGCTTCTTATAAAGAATATCTAATAGTTCATCTGTTATATCTGCTGCGTATCTACTGTCCTTCATCTAGCACCACCCTTAAGTTGTCATCTATATCTATCATTGCTTCTTGCACTAGGACTTCTTCTACTATCTCATTGCCTTTGCCTTCTGCTGCTGCCAGCATAACTTCAGCCAAGACTTTAAGCCCTGAGTTCTTTGCTTCAACTGTCTTTAGTTCCCAGATATCTCGTAATGCATTTAAGATATCTAATCCTTTATTATCTGATAAAGGAATACCAATCAATCTAGGGTTGTCTTTTATATACTCCCAGATATCTTCTTTAAGTAATGACTCTTCTGATTCGCTCATCAATAAATCCAATCCCTTCTTGTAAAACAATCGAGTTCACATCATGCCCTTCTGGCATCTGAACTATATTTGCATTTCCTAATTCACGGCTAATCTTTTTGCCGAACTCTAATCCTGCAGCATCACCATCAGCAAGGATAATTACTGTCTCAAAATCATCTAGTATTTTAGAATAGTATGGCTTCCAATTGTTGGCGCCAGGTATTCCTACTGATGGATGATTTGTTTTAGCAACTACAGTTATACAATCTATCTCACCTTCGGTGACACATATGTATCCGTCTGCTGTTAGTACTGCCTGTGAGTTAAACATTGTTGTCTTAGCCCCTGGCATTCCCATATATTTAGGGTCACCACCTGACATAGTTCTAAATCTAATATCAACTACACCTGATGGTGTTACATATGGAATTGCTAATCTACCCGTGTAGCCTTCGTGACCTGGAAGTGGATGTTCTACTACTCCCAGATGAAATCGCTGAACTTCTTCTACCGATAACCCTCGGCTCGCTAGGTAATCTTTCCCCAGATGAATGCTTGCTTTGTATGTTTCTGTTGCCTGTAAGAGAAATGCTCTCTGCGAATTTGATAGCCTCAATGTAAGTGCCTCCTTCCCGTTCCATAATTAAATCATAAACATCACCACTGACACCGCATCCGTGGCATTTAAATCTTTGTTCATCAAAGTTTATTCCAGCAGATGCATGTGAATCTTGGTGAAAGGGACATTTTATTTTGCGCCAGCCGTGCCCCTGTTGCGGCAAGGCGGCGCCTAAGTACGATAAGTACTCAGCAATACTATGCTTTTGATTGTCCATTCATAGCCCTATGAATAAGGTCCAACCATATATAGGCTGGCATACTGCAATACCATTCATTAACATCGGTCTTTCCTTTCCGTTTGTGTAGAACTGTTCCTGTCCAAGCACTATCATTTTTTATTTCTATTTCTAATTCTTTTATCCACGCACTAAGGTCCATACGAATATGGTTTTTTACTTCAATAGTTACTCCATTGACACCGCTTACATCACCTTTATCTAATTGTGCTCCTGCGATTCTGCGGTCTGCATATGGAAAACCATTTGCTTTTAACCATTTAACTACATCTGCTTCTGCCTTGGAACCTTTTGCTTTGCGTGGATTGCTCACATCATTCCCTCCTGTTGGTATCTAACGATAACATCTTCTAGATACATAGACTCAGGATTGAATGCAAGACTCACATAGTTGTTTCCTGTTTGGTCTGCTCTGCCATATCTATTCTTGACTGGTGCTACGCATAGGTAAGTATCATCACCTTGTTTCATTTGCCCAATAGTTAGCACCATTGCTGGAATTTGATTGACTAGACCCTGGATTGCTGACCGTGGCTGGCAAGGATAACCCTCGAAGCCTTCTTTAGTATGGTGCAGAACCAGTAGTGCAGCGTTAGTATCACGGGCAAGATACTTCAGTTCTTTCATTGCTGCCCGCATACCATGGAACTCTTCATGCCCATCCATTGCTATATCCATTAGGTTATCTACAACAATTAGAGTAGGGCTTCTGCCCCATACAGTTTCAAAGGCTGATACTTCATCATCTAAATCTTTAAGTGTTGGTGTTGATTCAAAAGACCAAAACAAATGATTGTTAGATAACAAAAGTTCGTGTGCTTTTTCTGCATCTTTCTTTAATAGTTGTTCTGCATTTTGCTGTGACATATTACCTGCCATAGCAACTAACCGCATAGCCATTGTATGTGCGTTTGTATCTGCGCTGAAATAAAGAGTTGGTAGTTTTGTTCGGGCTGCTATAGCAAGGGCAATAGATGACTTGCCTGCACCTGGAGTGCCAGCAATAACTGTTACCTCTGCTCTACGCAGAATGATTCCAGCCCGTTCAAATGCCGCAAAAGCGGGTGGCAATGGTTCGCCACCCACTTCTGCTTTATTAATTGAGCGTCTAAGTGTTTTCACTTTACCGAATCTGGCACAAATGTATTCCAGTCTGGACTGGTAACAAGTACGTATTGGTTCTTACACTTATCGAATGCACCCTTTGGTGCTGGACAGAAGTAACCCTTGTATGGTTTCCCATCTTTGCCCATTCCTTGAATGGCAGTCATTCTTCCATGTGGACAGTTCCGTCCACCAATAGATTGTGTTACTGGATTTTCATTAATGATACTCGCTCCTAAACTTGCAGCGATATCTTGTGTTGACATTACAGGGCTTGCGCCTTTGATTGCAGTCTCAACTTCTTTAACTGCATCAGCAATAACATGAATGCCATTAGCAATCATGTCTGCAAATTCTTCTGCAGTTTCTGCTCGCAGTGTGATACCTGTACCACCTGCTGATTTTAGATTGATGCTTATAGGTGCTTCCGTGCTAGGCACATATTCTCCTTACTCTAGTGGAGTAGCAAGACCCTTTTGGTCTCGCCACTTTCTTACTCGCAGTGCAAACTGTACACCTTTCCAACCTTCTTTGATATCTACAAATACTAATTTGCAGTTACCCGTTCCTGCTGGTAGATGAACTATGATTGCCTTTTCTTGGTTGACATCTCCCCAAGTTCCACGGGTTGCCGTGGCTGGGTCATACGGCAAGCCGTGAGCATAGATTGCTAACTGCATGGCAATGTTATGTGGATGGTCAATGCGTCCTGTTTTTAAATCCGCAACGAACCGTTCGCCTTTATATTCAACAATTCTATCTGGTGTTCCTGCAATTTTATCTTTGTCATAAACACAGAACTGTTCAATGAATACATGATTGAAAATAGATGTTGCTTGTTCGTATGCTTTAATATCAGGAAGCCACTGGTCTGGTACCGCACCAAGGTCCTGTCCTAAATCTAATCGTTCTGTTAATGCATGTATTGCCGTACCAATAGTTGCTGCTTTACTAGCACCAGCATGGTCCATTGCTTCTTCAATGTATGCATTAATTAAATTCTTATCTTCGCCTGCTGCACTTATTGCTAACAATAAATCTGGTCGTGTTGTTAAACCAAGTGCTGTCATTCGCATCTTCCATGCGACTAATGCTGAGGCATCATCTAAACTATTTGCAATTGTAGTAGCCCGTGTATAAGCAACTGCTTTTTTACTTTTAGGTGGGACAACCATTGGTCGTCCGTATCTATCTCTTTCTATTTCTGTTGTCATATTATCCTAGTCTCCTGTTAGGTATGAAGCGGGTCAAAAAGGAGACAGCAATTCTGACCCGCTTCAATTGGCTATAAGGTAGCACACAAAGGACGGAAGGCGCTACTTATAGTGTCCCGTGTTCGCTGGTAGCGGGACCACCCACCATCACAAATCACCCATTCCAGGTGGTGCGAAGATTACTCAGGAGTAACTTCCTGAACAGTTATCTCATCTACAAA